TGATTTTCTAAATCAACTAGATTTAGGCGATCCAGATCCATCAAATCATAGAACGGGATTTAATGGTGTAGATGATATTATTGACTTCTTTAGTCAAGATAAACCAGATGACTGGCGTACTAGAGATTAATTTGGTATAATATTTTACAAAGTTTTTTGTATAGATATGCTAACAGGTCTATAATGACCTTACGTTCATCCCTATGGGACGGAAGTAAGCCGACGCGGAACGGATCGTTCATTCGCTATTCGCAAATAGCGAACGCAAACGCCGACTGAAGGAACGCTCTTTAACTTAAAAAACTAAGGAGAAAACCTAATGTCTAAAGTAGTTTATCGCGGTATCGAATATGATACTGAAAAGCGTATTCAGTATCAGCAACAAATGATGCAACAACCTCAACAATACAATGAAACCTATCGTGGTGTTAAGTTCGTAAAGGAGGGGCATAAGTGATGAAGAAACTTAATGTGTTGCAACTCATAAAAGAGCAAAAGCAAAAAGAAGAGAGGCGCAAAAAAGCATCTCTTGCCACTCTATTGGCGGCAAAATAACATAAGAGGGGGACTTGACTCCCCCTCTTTTTTTATGTATAATTACCTTTGTCGAGGTTGATAAAAATGGATAGAGAAAAGATTAAGCTCATTGTAAGAAACCTTGAGACTTTAGTTGAATGTCTTAAGAAAGAACTTGATTTTGAAGTTAAAGATCCTCAATATGAGGAAGTTAAGAATTTTCTAGCTGATTACGACGAAGTATTTTATGACGAGGAGGATGAATATAATGTTTGATGACTTTGAGTTTATGAAACCAGAAGTAAAACTTGTATCTGTTACACCAGATGCAGAGAAACATATGGCATACTGTGCTCGTGTTTCTAATCCAGCAAACCAGGAGAATGATAAGTTTGCTGGACTACTTAAGTATTGTATTCAGCATCAGCATTGGAGTATCTTTGAACAAGCTTCAATGACTGTAGAAATTAATACTACTCGCGGTCTAGCAGCACAAATTCTTCGTCATAGGAGTTTTACATATCAGGAATTTTCTCAACGATATGCTGATAGTACGCTTCTTGGAAAAACCATTCCTCTTCCAGAACTTCGTCGTCAGGATAATAAGAATCGTCAGAACTCAATTGACGATATTCCTGATTATCTTCGCCTGACTTTGACAGAAGACATTCGTGTTCATTTTGAGCACTCTATGCGCCTCTACAATCGCCTTCTAGAGAAAGGAGTAGCAAAGGAGTGTGCAAGGTTCGTACTGCCTCTAGCAACGCCTACACGCCTCTATATGACCGGTTCTGTAAGGTCGTGGATTCATTACATTGATTTGCGTTCTGCTCACGGCACACAAAAGGAACATATGGAAATCGCAGAACTGGTACGTTGTATTTTTACCTGCCAATTCCCTGCAGTATCTGAAGCACTTGGTTGGACTCGTGAAGGATGCTCCGAATGCGTTGATCCTCCTTCTATTACTATTGAATAAATATTCTCATATACTATGGAGGAATAAAGTTGGCAACGTATCCAATTTATAATAAAATTACTGGAGAACAAAAAGAGATTGTTCTCAGTGTTCATGAGTGGGATCAATGGAAAAAAGATAATCCAGAATGGGATAGGGATTGGAGTGATCCATCAACTTGTCCAGCATCTGGGGAAATAGGTGAAGTTTATGATCGATTAAAAAAGTCTCATCCAGGTTGGAATGATGTACTTCACAAAGCATCAAAGGCTCCAGGATCAAAAGTAAAACCAGTTTAATTTTTTTATATGGCAAGAAGAAAAAGAGTAGATGATCAACCGATTGGTGTTGGAATGACTGCAAAACAAATAAAGCGCAAAAAACCAATTAGTGCTGATTTGATGAGAGATGTTGAACCTCTTACTGAGAATCAAAAACTTCTTTTCAAATCATATGATTCAAATCAAAATATTGTTGCTTATGGTGCAGCAGGTACAGGTAAAACTTTCATCACTCTCTATAATGCACTTCAAGAAGTTTTAGATGAAAGGTCTCCTTACGAAAAAATCTATATTGTAAGATCTCTTGTTGCTACTCGTGAGATTGGTTTTCTTCCTGGAGATCATGAAGACAAGTCTTCTCTTTACCAAATTCCATATAAGAATATGGTAAAGTATATGTTTAATATGCCAGATGATCCATCTTTCGAGATGCTCTATGGAAACCTTAAGACTCAAGGTACAATTAGTTTTTGGAGTACTTCTTTTATTCGTGGAACTACTCTAGACAAATCAATTATTATTGTTGATGAATTTCAGAATCTTAACTTCCATGAATTGGATTCTATTATTACTCGGGTTGGTGAAGATAGTAAGATTATGTTCTGCGGAGATGCAACTCAAAGTGATTTGATTAAAACTAATGAGAAAAATGGTATTATTGATTTTATGAAGATTCTTCGTGTAATGCCATCATTTGATATTATTGAATTTGGTATTGAAGATATTGTTCGTTCTGGACTAGTTAAAGAGTACATCGTAGCAAAAACTGAATTGAATCTATGACATTTATTCATCATAATTACTTGGGTGATATTGAACTAGAATGTAAGACAACAGAAAGCATCCGTCTTTATAATCTACCTAATGGAGGATGGGTGCCTTCTATTACTTCTGTAACTTCTTTTTATAATCGTCAGATTTTTATTGATTGGCGTAAAAGAGTTGGTCTCGAAGAAGCAAACCGAATTACTAAAAAAGCAACAGCAAGAGGAACTGATTTTCACCAAGTGTGTCAAGATTATCTTGAAAATAAGGAGTTGAAGTGGGATGATTATCAACTCATGACAAAACATATGTTTCATCATGCTAAACCATACCTAGATAAGATAAATAATATTCATGCAATCGAAAGAACTCTTTATTCGGAGTACTTGGGACTTGCTGGAAGAGTTGATTGTATCGCAGAATATGAGGGAGAACTTGCAGTTATTGACTTCAAGACTTCAGAGAAAATAAAACCAGAAAAGTGGATTGAAAACTATTTTGTACAAGAAACATTTTATGCTGCGGCATACTATGAACTAACTGGAAAAGTAGTTGAAAAACTCATTACATTGATGGTCACTCCTGGTGGAGAAGTAAAAGTGTTTGACAAAAGGAATAAAGGAGACTATATTAAACTATTAGTTCGTTACATTAAAGAATTTGTACATCACAATACTGGGTCAAATGGAGAATGAGTTAGAAAAAGCACTTGAAAATAAATTCATTTCTTCTGCAAAATTTTCTGAAGAAATTGAAAAAATAGTATCAAGTCAAAAAGTTAATTATATTGATGCAATAGTATTTTATTGCGAACAAAATACTATTGATTTAGAATCTATTCCTAAACTTATATCAAAACCTTTGAAAGAGAAGATTAAATATGAGGCAATGGAACTTAATTTTCTTAAAAAAACTTCCCGTGCAAAATTGATCTTTTAATGATGCCATTCGATGCTTATCGTGAATACCTTGCTCTGAAAAATCATTTCACTAAAGATAGTTATGATTATTTTAAATATAATAAAAAGGTAAGAGCAACAGTTCAATCTTTCTACAAACGTAAGGACAGATTCTGGTTTGAAAAATTAGCAAGGCAAAAATCAGAGCAAGAAGTAGTAGAATTTTTTGTTGCTAATTTTGCATCTTGTCCCGATCCAGAAACTCTTTGGATAGGTGAAATGATCAAAGAAGGTGAGGAAAGATATCAAACCTGGCAAAGGAAGGTTCAATCTCTTTCTTATGTCTTTAAAGAAGAAAGTCAGTCTTTATTTGAGGAAAACAAATTTGATGATGTCTTCAATTGCACAAAGGGACATCCTCCACTCCTTAAAAAATTTTTGAGTGGTAAAGTATCATTAGAGACAATGGTTCTTTATGATAAAATTTTTGATTATTCAAAGAATTTTAATAAGAAACTTCAAGATCCAGTCTGGGAAACAGTAAGTCGTAGAATTAAAAAATATAATCCTTTTCTAAATATTGACGTGTTTAAATTTCGAAAAATTTTAAAGAACGTTATTTTGGAGGATAAATGAGTTTTTTTAAATCAGAAGTTGTTCGTTCAGAAATGACTGAAATTGCAGAACTTCAGGAACATATCTATGGAAACATTTTTAAGTTCCCTACAATGACTAAAGAAGAAAAACTTGAGCATGTTGAAGTTCTTGAAGAACTTTTAGAGAAACAAAAAGTTCTTTATACTCGATTGAGTTTATCTGATGACCCTGAAGCAATTGAAATGAAACATCGTGTAATGGAATCTGCAGTTATGATGGGAATGCCAAAGGGGACTGATATGAACATCATCTTGACTAATATGTCCAAAATGCTTGAAGTGATGAAAGAGCAGATTGACAAAACGGGTTCTGACTGCTAGAATATATTGGGCTAGACAATCCCTTAAGCAAAGTCATAAAAGCCAAATACAATTTATAAAGGTAATCTAAATGTCTTTTGAATCTCTTAAAAAACAATCTTCCCTTGGTTCTCTTACACAAAAACTTGTGAAAGAGGTTGAAAAAATGAGTGCTACTACTTCTGGTGGTACTGATGATCGTCTATGGAAACCCGAGATGGGAAAGGATGGAGTAGGATCTGCAGTGATCCGTTTTCTTCCTGCACCTGATGGGGAAGAACTCCCTTGGGCAAAAATGTATTCTCATGCTTTCCAAGGACCTGGTGGATGGTATATTGAAAATTCTTTGACTACTATTGGTCAAAAAGATCCTCTTGGTGAATATAACCGCGAACTTTGGAATACTGGATCTGAAACGAATAAAGAAATTGTTCGAAAGCAAAAACGTAAGCTTAACTATTACAGCAATATTTACGTTGTAAAGGATCCTGCAAATCCCCAAAATGAAGGAAAAGTTTTTCTTTTTAAGTATGGTAAGAAAATCTTTGATAAAATTATGGAAGCAATGCAACCAGAATTTGAAGACGAAGAACCTATCAATCCTTTTGATTTCTGGGCAGGTGCTAATTTTAAACTCAAAATCGTAAAGAAAGATGGGTATTGGAATTACGACAAATCAGAATTTGATCGTGTAGCACCTCTACTGGATGACGATGATGCTCTTGAATCTATTTGGAAGAAAGAGTATTCTCTGACTGCAATTACTGCTTCAGATCAATTCAAGTCTTATGAAGATCTTGAGCGTCGTATGAATACGGTTCTTGGTGTCAAGAATTCATCTCCTACTCGTTCTCGTGCAGTAGTTGAACAGGAAGACGATCTTGAAGAGTTTGTTCAAACTCCAACCCCTCAAGATCGTGTTGTGGAAGAACTGGAACAGTCTTATGCTCGTTCAAAGACTCCTTCTCTTCCTAAAATTTCTTCCGATGATGATGACGAAGATGATGCTCTTTCATACTTCCAGAAACTGGTTGATAGTTGATTATAGATAAATTCTAATATTATCTGCAGTCTTTAAGGTTTCGGTTTTAAATTGACCGGAACCT